TGATCTCACTCTCAAAGTCAATCGCACTCTCTCTCCCTCTCTTGGTCATTCGTATCATTTCCAAAAGCCAGGCAAGTGGTGTCTTCTCGGACATATTGTTTGTTGAGATTGTCCATTCTCTATTTGTGGCCATCTTAGTTCCAGAGATATAAAATGGTGCTGGGATATATATCTTTCCATCCAGAGGAGGATTCGATACTAACAATGGAGTGACATTGATATAGTTGTCTTCAACTACCTCAGTGACCGTATACATATTGTCAGACTCGTCACTGACTTTCTTTCCCACTCTGATCCACTTGGTGTCACAGATGTAAGTTCGCCCATCAGTGGCGTTGTATTTGCCCACGACAGAATTGTCTATCTGTGAGACTAAAGTTCTGACTACATTGGTGATCTCTGTTGTCATATCCAGTATGCAGTTATTTTCTCAGTTCCATTCCATTTACTAAAATCTCCGACTCCGACATAGGTCAATGTGAGTGTTGCATCACCATTACCTCCATCGATTGTCAGAACATCTCCGACTACATAATTTGAGCCACTCGATTTGATTACTAATCCAGTGATCTGACCGTTGCCTGGAGCAGTGGTCAATGTAGCCACTGCACCAGATCCCGATCCTCCTATCAGATTAGCATCACCATCAGAATATCCAGATCCACTTGTCGAAGTATACGAAACAATCTGGCCCATTGAAGGACTCTGATTGATATAGATATACTCTTGGATGGCCTGGTAAGTTTTGATGGCTTCATTATATCTCTCCCAAAAAAGGGAATGAGGTGTGTCAACTACAATGCTATTCTCTGACATCTGTTTTACTCCTCCATATGGAGTCTGTTGATTCAGAAGATCTCTTGCATATTCCCAATATATGAATCCCTTCAACATATCAAGTATTCCATCACTCTCGAGAATCCTATTCAGACCATGTCCGAATGTTACACCACCACCATAGAATGGAGTTAGTGTATTTAGATCCTGGTTGAAAGCATTGAATATCTTGACAAAGTTTGGACTCTGTGGAACATTGTTTGCGAGATCACCAATGAACTCCTTGTACAAGTCTGCACCAAGTAGATGCACAAGATACTTCTCTTCGTACATTTTGATGTATGAAGTGATCTTGTTTGTGTCGTACATTCCAGTGGAAAGTTCCCACTTGTTTATGAAGTCATCAGTTGTCAGTAGCATTGCAATTATTTTTTAAGTTTACCCCATCCTCTTTTGAGGAATCCTTTTATAACTGATCCAGTCAGTTTCCAGATCGCACCTTTTGGAAGTCTTCGATTCTTACCATTGCCTTCGAAAACATAGAGCTCGTCATCATTGATCTCCACCTCAAGTGTAACCTTTCCATCTTTACTCTTTGAGTATTTACCATCGACATGCTTTCCATCCCATTCGATGTCAAGGTTGCCTTCTTTGTCTCTATCGATGCTTATGTCAACTCTCTTGGTATCAATATCGATGTCAAGTTCTTTCTTCTCTCTTGACCTTCTCTCTTCTTTACGTTCTGCTCTGGCTTCTTTACGATCATCTCGTTTGTCCTTCCTGGCTTCTTGTCTTTCCGATTTAGTTGTTCTCGTTTTCTTTTCCATTTTGTGCCTCCTTTATTTTATTATGGCTTCAAGATTGATGCAACATCAGTTGAAATCACACCATATACAAATGCCGGTTTATCATTGTTTTTCACATATGATACAAGTCTTGCCTCGGCTAAGATTGTTACCATGTTCTTTGTGAAATCGTCTTGATCTAAACCTACAGACATTGCGATGTTATTTCTGAATCTTACATTAACCTTTGAGAAATCACCTACAAGGTAATTATCGGCAGTCATATAAGTGGAAGAGATTATTCTCATTCCAGCCAGGATCATCTCACCATCTCCAGATTGTGCTGGAAGATACATCGGATAAGTATATTCACCAGCAGATGACTTAGTCAATTGCAATTTTGCAATGTCTTCTGGATTCAATACGATGTGTGTTGGTGAAAAGTTTGCTCCTTCGATTTGTGCTTTAACCACTCTCATTAAGTCAGTGATGTTCGCATCTTGTACTGCATTCGCAAATGTACCAGCACCGAATGTAGGAAGTCCCATTGAAGCATCAAGTAGACCTTTGATCTGGTTGTTTGCACCAGTTCCAGTCAACAATGCTTGTTCGATTCCGACTCTCACTTGCTCCATTAGATCATTGTCGATCTCTGCACGAATGAAAGAAAGATCTTCTAACATCTCTTTTGAAACCTTCACATAAGATGCAATCTTCTTGACCTCTTCAGAGATCTCAGACCATTCTGGCTCACCTTCTGTTTTTGCACCACCTTCGGCAGTAAAGCCAGTTGCAGATGAGGCAGTCTGTTGTACATAAGTGACAAACTTTCCAGATGTTGCTCCAGTGTTTACGTTCTCCAAGATACCGTATCTTTTACGAACTACACGATCCACTTCTGAATCAAAGTCAGTCAATGCGTATCGGCCAGTGTAATCATCTGTAATCGTTGTTGTTTTCACATCAAGATTCAACTTCCCACCTTTCTCAACTGCATCCTTGATCGCTTCGATGTTGTCTGCATAAGACTTGATCAAAGACTCTGACAAAGATAATTTTTTCACTGCTGGAGTGATTGCCTTCTCAGACATTGCTTCAATTCGACCTTCGAATTTTGCGATTGCTTTCTCGATCTCTTGAGATTTTTCCTCAAGACCTTTAAGTGAATCGAGCTCACTTTTTAGACCAGCAACATCCTCTTGTGTAGGGACATTCTGCATCTTTTCTGTGAATAGGCCATCTAATTTTGAGATGACTTCTTCTGTTGTAAGATTTGTGTTTTCCACGTTTTCTACATTTAAAAATTAATAATTCATTTTATTGATCATCCAATTGATCAAGTTTTCTTTCACAATAGTTAAGCATTGCATCACCTCCCCAAAGTAGATATGAGATTGTCCCACATGCCTTCTCGTCAGATGGTTTGTAGTATGTCCTGGCTCTTGATAAAAAAGAGAAAGTTCTCTTTATTACATCCAGACTCAAACTCTCACCACTACTGATCTGTTGAGCTCTCAACTTTCCAGTCTGTGTTGCACACTTATTCCCTACTTCCTCATTAAGCCGAATGCCTCTTTTTGCATTGTCTTTGGCCTTCTGTGGATAGTCAGAATATGTCTCTGCTTTTTGTGTCAATGAATCGATCACGTTGTCCCACTTAAACTCATCGACTATGACTGGCTCACTTGGAATAGAGTGGATGATCTCCGACTCTTGTCCAGCAAGTAGTACCAATTGACTTGTCAAGTGTTTGACTTTCATTTCGATTCCATGAAGTCTCTCATCAGTTCCTTTCCCATTGGATAGTGCCTTGATGCAGACATTCAATTCTCTTGTGAGTTTCTCTATGTAGTCTGTCTTTTGTTGTCCTTTGACATCGACCACTGGAGTGAACTCATTTGATCCGAAGGTCACTGCCGATCCTTCGAATAATTTTATTTCGCTTATCTCATAGAAACCACCACCATCGATGTTCTTGTCTTCTATGAACTTTGCCTTGTCTTTTATGTATTGGAAACCTATTGAATGCTCCTTGATGATCCCATCTTCATAGTCTCTGTATGCATCCTCACCATCAGTGGATCGACCAAGTTGACCGACTGCAAACAATCCAAACTCATCCTCTTCAAGTTGTAAAAACTTTCCGATCTGCTTCTCCCAGTCGTGATGTCTCAAAAATGCAATCTTCCGATTTGAACTCGAGCCTGGCCCACGTTCTTGTATTGATTTACTGAATGCACCTTTCTTGATTACATCCATGTCTGAATCCATAGTGTCAAACTTTGACAGATAGATAGAGACTTCTCTCTTTTGAGTATCAATGTCCTTGATCTCAAATGCTCCTTTTTGATTATATAGGTTATTTCTCATATTCATATCTCTTCTGGTATTGGTTCAGACCACTCATTACTACTCATTAATGTTAAAGCCTGGCTATGTGTTAAGGTTTGTACTGGAACAACAGATCCATCTGTAATGAATGTAGGTTCATCATTGTACTTAATAACAAACTGAGATTGATCCAGAGACTTTCGAATTGTAGTCTCATCTGTTTCACCTACTTGACTAAAGTCAATGTTTGATAAATCTGAGATGTTTATTATTGTGTATGTTTCTGCTTGTCTATTCATTTCATTTATGTTGGTACATCACTTGAGAACGTATTGAAGTTATTCATTGTCAGATCTGCACTTCCGTTTTTATCTGAGATGATCGGTTGCGAATCTCCATCTCCACACCTATAATAAGTCGTTGGAGATATTAATCCGTTGTTATTAAGATCACTTGGTTGCCCTTGATTGTATATGGTTGAAACATTATTTCTTAAATCTGAACCACTATAAATGGCTATTTCATCGAGGTTTCCCGAATAACTTTTGTTTGACTCATTAACATAAAAAGCACCAGTGCTGATTGCTATTGGATTTGTGTCTAAGGTCAGACCACTTGTAACATCTACACCATTGAAAAATATTTTACCCTTATCTTCAGAGGTTAGATCAACACACACTAAGACATGATTCCAGTTCCCATCATGTAATTGTGGAACATTAGATCTTATAAATGTTCCATCTGTATTGTTGTTCTTTTTGAATAAAATTCTACCATTAGCATAAAAACCGACAAACATTTGTCTATTGGAGAAAGTACCAATGCTCAGAGGGAGTGTGGTTACTGCTACCGATGTTTTTGTCCATAATGATATGGTTAGTTTGCTCACGTTGTTCAATTCAGAATAAGTTCCAGAGGTAGAACAAAAATCATCTATTCCATCTAAATCTATTGACTTCAAATTTGTGAAGGCACTACTCGTCAGAGGTGCTTTGTTTACTCTGAGTTGACTATATGATGTAAGTGAATAGAATGACATAACTACTTTAAAATTGCAACAACAGATCCAGAAGTCAATTGTATTCCAGAGAACTTTGATCCTCTGACTGGAGCAATGATCACGCCACCTTTAATGGTAGCAGTCGCATCGGCCAGGTATGTTGATTTGACATCTGATCCTAATATTTTTATTGATGTGAAAACCGTATCCTCTGCGACATATATTGCATCGATATCGGCAGTGTACTCTGTTGCATTATTGACAACATGAGTTCCATTCTGTAGGGCCATCTCCTCGATAGCATTTAATTGTGAATTAGCCATTTACTCTTGATTGTTTATGTCTGTTAATATTCGTATTTCTTCCTCTGTGAGCTCGACTCCAAGTCCAGCAATCTTCTCCAATGTTTCGGCTTTAGTCTTTTGTACATTTGCCTTCTCGCTTTCATCTTCTTGCAATGCTGGTAGATGATTGAACTCTGCCTTGAGATAGTATTCATCTGAGAGTCCCCATTGTTTGATCATTGAGTCGTACATGGACTGTGTCTCTGGAATGATCGTATCTGTATAGACAAGTCTGATCGAGTCTCTCACGTTGGTGAATGTCGCACCACGTTCCGAACTGAATAGATTTGCATTGAGTCCATATGTGTCGATGATGGCCATCTTGTCGGCAGTCAGTTCCTCAAATAGCATGAGATCTCTTGTGGGATATGACATCGGCTTCCAGTCAACATTGCTTTCAGTGATGATCAATTCATCCTTAGATCTCTTAAACCAATCTTGTTGGATCTGTCTCTTCTCTTCTGGTGTCATTGGGATTGCTCCTCCCATGTCGTTCTGGCTTGTTGTCAGTATACCTATTGATCCAATGTTCTCAAGCAATACATTACGCTTGTGGTATTGTGCTTTGATGTTTGACAATGGATACTTCAATGAATCGATCCTGGAGATCGGCTTGACCAAGTTCATACCATCATCAGTGGTAAGGTACAACATATCCATCCAATCGATATTTTCTTTTGAGTCATCATCGTAATCAAACTTAA